CCGCTTACCCACGGGACAATCTGCTTCGAGCTTTGCAAATGCCAGAGTCCGCAAAAATTCAGGACACGCCTAACGGAATGACCTTGTTTGGACACTTTGCCGTGTTTAACGAATGGACACGCATCGATTCGGCATTTGAGGGAAATTTCATGGAACGCATCGCCCCAGGGGCGTTCGCTCAAACATTCTCGGACCGTGGCGCAAACGTTCGCGTTCTTTACGATCATGGGCGCGACCCGTCCGTAGGTAACAAACCGCTGGGCGTGCCTGTTGCGTTGAGTGAGGACGAACGCGGCGCGTTCTACGAAGTAGAACTATTCGACACCGCTTACGTCAACGAACTACGGCCGGCGCTAGCGGCCGGCCAGTTGGGTTCATCGTTCCGCTTTAGTGTCGTTGACGAGATGTGGCAACGGCCTACGATGCCAACAGCGGCAAACCCAGCAATGCTAGAAGAACGAACAATTACCGCCGTTGAACTGTTCGAATTTGGGCCAGTTACATTCCCGGCATACGAAGCGGCCACGGCCGGACTACGAAGCCGAACCGATGAATTTATGGAATCCCTAGCGGATCCAAATTTTGCAGTACGACTAGCGGACAGAATCGGAATTAGAGCCGCCCAACATCTTTTGGAATCAATGCCGGAACACTTCCGCAGCGAATCCGCCAGGCAAGACGGGGCGCCCAACGGGCAACCGGCTACCACAACAAGAAAACCAACCGAACAAGCCGGCCGCCTATTGGCTTCCGCTGTAACCGAGATCGCAAGGAGAAAGTAACAATGGAGTTTTTGACCGTACTTAAGTCAAAGCATGACGCTTTGGCCGCAGAGCGTGCAACGGCCCTAGAGGAAATGGAAGCCGCTACAGCGGTTGCAGTTTCTGAGGAACGTTCCGCCCTTACCACCGCAGAGGACGCAGCGTTTATCGTTGCCCGTAACAAGGTTGATGGTTTGGACTCTGAGCTCGCAGAAATTGCGGGCCGCATTGCCGAACTCGAGACAGTTGCCGCCCGTCAGGTTTCCGCCCGCCAGGTTCCCGAAACTTTCCAAATTATGGACCGTGCCGGAACTGCCGACGATGTGGACTCAAACGTTGCTCGACTGAGCGCCGGCGAAGCCCGTTCAATGGCCCTTTCGACTCTTGAGAAAAAAGACACCCTGGGACTTTCCTCGGAGCAGCTCGACAAGGTGGAGCGCCTTATCCGGTCCGGTTCTATGGACTTGCGCGGCGACCAGGTAGCAAGGCGCCTGTTGCTCACTGAGTCCGACGCCTACCGTTCGGCATGGCAGAAAGTTATGACCCGTCCGAATGCGGTTCTTACCGCCGACGAGTCAAAAGCCATGAACGCACTTGACGAGTACCGTGCAGCGTCACTCACTGACACGGCCGGCGGTTTTGGTGTTCCGGTTCTTATTGATCCAACCGTGATCCTTACCGGGCAGCAGTCACTTAACCCGTTCCGTCAAATTGCAACCGTTAAGACGATCACCAACGACGAATGGCGCGGCGTTTCGTCGGCCGGCGTTACATGGTCGTTTGATGCGGAAGCTTCGGAAGTTTCCGACGATGCGCCAACCGTGGCCCAGCCCACAATTACGGCACACCGCGCAACCGGCTTTATTCCTTACTCCATCGAAATTGGTGGCGATTACGTCGGTTTCGCTAATGAGATGGCGATTTTGCTTGCGGCCGGCCTAGACGAGCTTGAAGCCTCAGCGTTTGCAACCGGCACAGGTTCCGCCGCCCCATACGGCATCATTACCGCACTTGACGCAAACACAAACGTCGAAGTTGCTCTAACAACCGATGGCGCATTTGCGGCCGTGGACGTTCGTAAGGTTTGGGCAGCATTGCCAGACCGTGCGAAGGCCAACGCCACTTGGGTCATGTCCGCCGACGTTGCTAACGACATTTCCGCTTTCGGTTCGTCCTATGGTGCGGACTCGACCGTTGACCTGTCGGGAACTATCGACACCCTTAAGGGCCGTCCGGTAGTTATTTCTAGCTACTTCCCGGACTTCAACGGCGCAACCGCAGCACAAAACATGCTTGTCGTGGGCGATTTCAGCAAGTATTACATCGTCGATAGAATCGGCCTTAGCATTGAGCTAATCCCGCATCTGTTCGGCCTCACCAACAACCGGCCAACCGGACAACGCGGTTGGTATGCCTACAAGCGAGTTGGCGCCGACTCAATTGACGACACGGCGTTCCGTTTGCTTCAGCAGACCTGACCTAACTAGGTCGGAATGACATAGTGTGGCGGCTAGTCCTTTGGGACTGGCCGCCACACTTGTTTAGAAGGGACAAAAAGTGGATTACCTATTTGCTAAAGCAAACTGCGTTGTTGTTTGGAACGAATTTAAAGTTGTTCTACAAACCGGCGAAGCGTGGCACGCTTCGGACCCGTTCGTAAAAGCAAACCCGCACCTATTCGCAGGAGCTCCAACAATCGTTAAGGGCCATCCGGCCGTGTCTAAGCCTGTTGAGTCCGCATCGGCGGAACCAGGGGAAAAGCGAACAACGCGGCGGACAAAGAATGCCTAAACAACCTCGCACCACGAAACGCCAACCAAAGTTGGACGTAGCGCTTGCCTATCTTCATCCGAACAACGTTGGGCACAACTTCCACCAATCGCTAATGCAATTAGTAATGCGCGATTTTCAAATGGACGGCCGGCTAGGCCAATACTTGTCGATTCGTTCCGGTTCAGGCGGAATCGTTGAAGGCCGAAACAGCCTGGCGGAACAATTCCTAGAATTGGACGACAACGTTGAATGGCTATTCATGGTAGACGCCGATATGGGTTTCGAACCTGACGCGCTCGACAGGTTGCTAGCGGCCGCCGATCCAACGGAACGGCCCGTAGTTGGCGGTTTGTGTTTCGCATGGAAAGAACTACAACCGGACGGCCTCGGCGGTTACCACTGTGTAGCTCGACCAACCATTTTCGACTGGGTAGAACATGACGACGGCGTAAAGCGGTTTACCGGAGTAGTCAATTACGAACGCGACGCAATGGTTCAATGTGCGGCCACTGGGACGGCTTTTATTCTCATGCACCGAAGCGTCATAGAAGCGATTTGTGAAGCTAGCGGCGGCCGGCCGTATGACCGTTTACGCGGTACTGACGGAAGCCTGTTAGGCGAGGACATTTCGGCTTGCGTTCGTATCGTTGCTAAAGGTTTTCCGATTTATGTTCATACGGGAATCGTTACGAATCACCTAAAGGAACTTTGGGTAGGTGAATCCATTTACGATCAGGAACGGATCATTGTTCAGGCCGTTTCAGCAATGAACGAAAATGGGACCTGACGCCGCCCGTTATTTGTTGGCGGGCGCCGGCCATCAAGTCGCGAGGCCGTTCAATCTTCGTTGGTTGTTGCCGGCGGTTTGTGGCGATGACGTTTCGCTATGGCGCCTCGTTTGGTTGCTTTCGTGGCCGTTAGCGGCCGCTGGGGCGTTTTGTTGGGCGTTCGGCGTCACTAGTTCATGGCAAGTTGCGGCGGCCGCTACCGTCCTGTTATTGGCTTTGCCGGGGATTTGGGGACCGAAGGCTATTCGGCCAGTTGGCGTTGATTTGCCCGCTATGGCGTTAGGACTGTTAGCCGCCGGCGCATACGTCAACAATCAACCCTTTATTTGCGTGGTTCTTGTTCTATGGGCGGCATGTATTAAAGAAACAACGCCGGCATGGGTTGCGTTATGGGTTTGGCATCCGTTGCCGCTTATCGGCCTCGGGGCCGTTGCCGTAGCCGCTTTGATTAAACGGCCGGCGTTAGATTCGGTTACAGCTCGAAGCGATTTAAGAGAAATCCACGACCACCCTTTACTCAGCGCGTTGCAGTTTCGGGAAGGTAGATGGCGTGACGCGTGGCTATGGGTTGCGCCGTGGGGCGCCACGGCGGCGGCGCTTGTTCCGATTTCAACGCAAACGGCGGTTACAATCGGTTTAGCGCATTTGCAATTGTTAGTAGCGACGGATCAAGTGCGTTTGGTTCAGTATGCAGCGGGACCAATAATGGCGTTAGCGGCCGCTAAAAACTTGCCGTTGCAATGGTTGCCGCTAGTAGTCGTGTTACATGTCTTTTGGTGGCGGCAACCGGAAACTGTGTAGAAAACCGTTTAGGGGAACTAATGAGAGTTCAGCAAGCAACAAGCGTAATTTTGCTTACAGAACCATTTGATGACATCCCTAGCGCTGTAACCGCCACGGCCACTAGCGAACGTACCGGCGCAGCTTTAACGGCGCCCACAACAACGGTTAGCGGTAATCGCGTCAAAGTCACGTTGACCGTTGCGAACCACACAACGAACTTGGACAATTTGGTAATAACAGTCAACGCAACCGTTGATTCGTTGACCGAAAAACAAGTAATGGAAGTGCAAGTAGTCGGTTCCCATTACTGCACGTTGGCGTCGCTACGCGCCGAAGCAAAACTGGATGACGTTTCACGTTTTCCTGACTGGCTACTAGCCGAAGTTCGGGACGAAGTAACTAGCTACGTTGAGGAAGCCGCAAACGTTGCGTTTGTTCCATCGTTCGCTAGCGAATCCCATATAGGCGACGACTCAAACAACCTTGTTTTAAGAACCAACCAGGCGCGAAGCATTGTCGCGATTTCTGTAGACGGCGTAGCGCAATCGCTCACAAACTTTGAACTACTCGCAGGCGATCAACTTCACGGAAAGTCAGGTTTCCCATTTCTTAACCGGGAACCTGTAGTTGTGAAGCTCGAGCACGGCCACGACAGGCCACCAACGCGCCTAGTTCGAGAAATTAAAAAAGCGATCCGTTCCGAACTGTTGAGCAGAGGCGCCCAGGCGCCGCGCGATTTGCTTTGGGAACAAACCGCCGACGGGAACACAGTTCGTTACTCAACGCCGGACTGGGCCGCCGGCCGTTACACCGGAACAATGAGCTTGGACACAACAATACATGCTTACGGTTCAGTCCTTATCGGGTTTGCCTAATGCCAGTACCGACAACGCTTCAACGAATAGCAAGTTTGGACAGGTTGGCTTATCTGCTTGACCAGGCGAACGCGGACCCTGAACTAACAATTTTGCAAGGACCGCCACGCGATCCGCAGCAAGGAAAATTGTTGATCCTTGGGGACGTAACCGGCGAACTATCAGTAGCGCACCTAACAGCCGGCCGGAAACAATACGATGACCGTTTCGAAGTAGAGCTTTTGTGTATGGCCTGGGACCCTGGGGCCGATTCCCATATTTACGCCGATAGCGATTGCGAACAGATAGCGGAACTAGTGCGGGACGTAGTAGCCGCTCACCCTCGGCTAGAAGCGCTTGTAAACGGCGACGGCCTAGACGGCGTAGTCGCCGCAACGCTAAGCCGCTTCGACGGCCCTAACCGTTGGTGGAATCCCGAAGGCGTCGGAACCGCAATGCGGCTAACCGTTAACATTCATACCCGTATCGCTTGAAAGATGGTGAAATGAAAGCAATTAAATATGTGGGTCCTCATCCGTCGGTAGAAGTTGAAACCGGGCCGCGTTTGTGGATCGAAGTTAAGAACGGCGACAAGGTAGAAGTGTCGGACGATTTAGCCGCCCGATTGCTAGAGCAATTCGACAATTGGACCGAAACGAAACCGAAAAGCGGTAAACCAACCGCAAATACAGAGGACGGCAAATAATGCCTATTGAAAGCCAACTCGGAACCAAAGACGAAACAACTTACGGAACCGCTGTAACGGTTGATCGTTTCCAACCGTACTTGTCGGAAAGTTTGAACCCTGAGCGGTTCAGGACTCGGACGCCGGCACTTCGAGCAGACAAACAAACGCACCGTTCCGACGAATACGCCGCCGGAATTACTGGCGTCGCCGGTAGCGTCGAATTTCCAGTTTATTCAAACAGTTTCGGCGTTTGGCTCAAACGTGCATTGGGCGCCGTTACCACTACCGGCCCAACAACAGGCGCTTATCAGCATGTCGGCACCATTAAACCGGACGTTTGTTTGACTTCGTTTACAACTCAGGTAAACCGGGCGCTCGCACCGTGCGCAGTAACCGACGGACCTTTTACCGTTGAAGGTTGCCAAATTGAATCTTGGGAACTGTCTTGTTCGGTAGAGGAACTACTCACGTTTAGCGCCGAAATCATCGCAGAGGATTGCACTAGCGGAACTTCACTGGCCGCCGCTTCCTACTCAGCGATGAGCGTTCTTAGCTGGGCCGGCGCTTCGCTAACCGTTGACGCCGTAACGGTTCCAATCATGTCGTTCAGTCTCAAGTGCAGTAACAACCTTAAGGGCGACAGGCTTTATTTGCAGAACTCAACAAAGCGTTCGCAGGCGCCGCGCGACGATTTCCCAGAACTAACCGTCGAATTTGAATGTGATTTTAATGCTTGGACTCAATTTAATAAGTCTGTAGCAACAACAGCCGCCGGCACACAATCCGCAATTGTGTTTACCGTCAACGGCCCTAGCGTTATCGGGACCTCGGGAACCTACCCAGGCGTAACTATCACTTTGCCGGCCGTAGACATTACCGAAGCCGACGCCAACGTAAGCGGCGGCGAAATGCTCACCCAAACCGTTTCCGGCATGGTGCTAGATAACGGAACTGATGAACCAATCAGCTTCGCCTACCGCACTTCCGACGCCACGCCGTAAGCGATGCCGGAACCCGCGCTAAAGATTTACGGAGCACGCGAAACGCGTAACAGCCTACGCAAAATGCAGGTAGAAGGCGCCGGTAAAGCGTTACGGGAATCGCATAAAAAAATAGCCAAGTTTCTTGAAGGCCGGACGCGTGGCAAAGGCAACGCGCAGCAACGCAAAGAACAACGCGGGTTGCTGGGTAAAGGGACTCAACGCCAATCGGTTCTGTCGATCAAAAACACGGCGGCCGCACCGTTTGCAATTGCCGCTTACATGGGAACAAAGAAACAAACTGGTTGGTACGCTCGAGCACGCTATAACAACTCAACAGGCAAACAGTTTCCCGAATGGGTAGGTAACAACTGGGACCTGTTGAACGGCGTTGGCCCTTACGTCATTGCTGACCAAATACAAACCGACCGACAAGAATTGTTGGATATGTATTTTGCAGAAATGCGAACGACGGCTAACGCACTAGGTTTAGGTATGGAATAAGCACCAATGAGGGACAAACCATGCCGCCAGTAAACCCGAAACAAAAAAGCGCTAACGATTTCACCATGACGCTAATGGTGGACGGGAACCGTTACCCGTTTTCCATGTCGGACATTTCCGCTCGAATGGAACTAGAGCTTTACCGCCAGTCCGGTTTAGTGCTCACAAAAGTAATTCAGGAAGTTTCAGAATCGCCGGCCGGTTTCCATATTGCGGCCCTTGTTTTTCTTGCCCGAATTTCACGCGGCGACGAAATAACGTTTGACGAAGTAGCAGACTCTATGGGTTTGGCTTCCGAAATCGAAGTAATGGTCGACGACGAACTGGCCGATGAGGTCGATACCCCAAAAGCGCTCGACGGGAACTAAGGCGGCATTTGCCGGAACTGGCGCATTGGTTCGGGATACAGCCTGAACAGGTGGATGGACTCACGCTAGGCGAACTGCGAGAGTTTATTAGCCGGCTTAATAAATGCCCGCCAATTGGCGCCGTGTTTATGGTTGCAACGAAGGACTGAGAACCAATGGCACGCAACGAAGTAAAAGTTGTTATTACCGGCGATGCCGACAAATTCAAGAAATCGTTAGGCGATGCCGAATCCGGTCTAGCGAAATTCTCTAGCAAAATGGGCGCCGTTGGTTCCTCTATGCGAAACGTCGGTAAAAACATGACGATGGGCGTTACGTTGCCGCTTGTCGCTGGGGCCGGCGCCGCCGTCAAATGGGCCGGCGAACTAGAGGACGCTCAGGCAATGAGTAGCCAAGTTTTCGGCAAAATGGCCGGCAGCATGGACTCCTGGGCGTCTAACAGCGCAAAAAACTTTGGCCTTGCTAAAGGCGAAGCCGTTGAATGGGCTAACCAGTTCGGAATTAGGTTGCGGCAAATTGGCGGACAAACAGCCGAAGGCGCCGCCAAAACTTCGCAAGATTTAACGCAGCTCGCCGGCGATTTCGCTTCGGCGTTTGGTGGAAGTGTTCCCGAAGCCGCGCAAGCAATCGGAAGCGCCCTAACTGGCGAAATGGAACCGTTGAAACGGTACGGAATTGTTATCAACGACACGGCCCTAAAAAACAAGATATTTGAGCAAACAGGTAAAAAAGTTGAAGGGACGTTAACGGCGCAGCAGAAACAGCAAGCAACGTTGGCGTTGCTTACTGAACAGTCGAGCTTGATACAAGGCGACTACGCCAGAAACGCCGACGGCGCCACCAACGCGCAGCGGACAATGACCGCTTCCCTTAAGGACGCCGCAACTAAAATCGGAACCGTTCTGTTGCCGTTCGTTACGAAGGCCGCCAAATTCATATCCGAACTAGCCGGCAAATTCTCCAACCTGAGTCCAAACATCCAAAAAATAATTGTCATTGTGGGCGTAGTCGTGGCCGCCCTGGGCCCGCTAATCGCTATTGCCGGAACCCTCGCAACGGCAATTGGTTTTATTGCTTCGCCAATTGGGCTAGTTGTAGCGGCAATTGTTGGACTAGTTGCAGCGTTTGCCTACTTCTACAAAACAAACGAAGGTTTCCGAACAAGCGTTAACAACTTGATTACCGTCGTTAAAGACAAACTGGCGGCGGCGTTTAACTACGTTAAAACCGTTGTATTGCCGGCGCTTATGACGGCGTTTAACCGCTTTAAAACCGAAATACTGCCCCAGCTAATAAACGCGTTTATAAGCGCAAAAAACATGTTGATTCCTGTTATGCAGGCCGTTGGCGCTTACATTTCTGCGGTTATTTCAACGATTATCAGAGTCGCGAGGGCGCTTATCCCGATTTGGGTTGGCGTGTTCCGATATGTCGCTAATTTCTTTCGTGCGATTTGGGGACCGATTCAACCGTTTATTCGTGGCGTATTACAGGTAATAACCGGCATTTTTCAAACGTTCGCCAACATTCTTCGCGGCAATTGGTCGGCGGCGTTTGGTGGACTAAAAAACATTGTTGTTGGAGCGTTTAACATTGTTAGGGGCGTAATCGGTGCAGCAATAGCGGGAATCGGCCGCCTTTTCTCAGGCGTCGGAGGCGTTATCGGTCGAGCACTATCAGGTTTGGCTAACGCTATGACGGCACCATTTAGAACCGGCGCTAACGCAATCAAAAACATTTGGAACTCCACTATTGGCGGCCGTGGCGTAACAATTCCCGACATTCCCGGCCTACCTGGGCGCGGCCAACGGTTCCAAATACCGCGCTTACATAGCGGCGGAATTGTTCCCGGCCGTATCGGTTCGGAAGTTCCCGCCATACTGCAAGCCGGCGAAATGGTCCTATCGTTGGCACAAGTAAAAGCAATGCGAAGCGCCCCAGCTCGAACAGCAACCGCTAACAGCGGAACTACTTATGTTGTCAACGTAACGGCCGGCGTTGGGGACCCTGCCGAAATTGGGCGGACCATCGTTGACATGGTGAAACGGTATGAAGCTCGGAACGGTTCAACCTGGCGGGCCGCGTAATGCCGTGGCCGACGTTGGCTATCAAAATTGCTACTTCGGCGCCGCTTGAAGCGTTCACACTTGACGACGCTACCGAAGGCCGCCTAGCGGATCCGCCAACGATTGTCGGCTATCCGCTAGGCGGAACGTTTGGCAAAGAATGGACCGAAATAACAACTGACGTATTGCACGAATCGGGCGTTGAAATAATCCGTGGCAGTAGTAGCCAACAAGGGCCGTATTTCCGAACCGAAGCCGGCCGATGCACGTTTACGCTCGATAACCGTTCCGGCGACTATGACCCTTTGAACTTGGCGAGTCCGTATGTTGCCGGCGGCGTGTCTCAGCTTCTCCCAGGCGTACCCGTCAACATTGAAGCAACTTACGAAGGCGCCGTATTTAGCCTGTTCGTTGGCTACGTCGAAAAATGGGACGTTACCTACCCAGGGGAAGCAAATACGACAAGCATCGTTGAAGTGTCGGCGGTTGATTCTGTCGCCTTGTTGCAAGCCGCTAACAAACCCGAAGTTGAGGCGATAGGCGCCGGCGATTACACCTACCAACGAATAGGGCGCCTACTAGACCGCGCAGACTGGCCGGCCGCTCAAAGGGACCTCGGCACAAACACCGAAACTTCTTGTTTAGCGACAACGATGACCGAAGCGCCTTGGGCGGAACTGTTAACTACCGCCGATTCCGCAAACGGGTATTTGTTTGTGACAGTGGACGGCGTAGTTACCTATCGTTCGCGCGGTTCGTTTCCTAGAACGCCGGAAATAGTCATAGGCGCCGGAACGGACCTGCCAGTTGTGTCGCTACAACTGAGTAACGACTGGGACCAAATTTACAACCGGATAAGCCTTGCAAAAAATGAAGGCGTTCAACAGTCAGTATTTGACGAAAGTTCGGTTTCCCTTTTTGGTACTCGAACGTTTGAACGTTCCGACTTGATTAGCGAAACCGACGCGCAAGTAGCCGACTCGGCCTCAATTCTGCTTTCCCAGTACGGCAATCAGGTATTACGCCTAGACGGCATTGAGCTACAACCCGACGACACTTACAGCGGCGCCGCATGGGGAAACCTGTTGCGAATGGAATTCCTACGCCATATTGAGGCGGCGTTTCAAAGCACCGACGGTAGAGACATTACGGCCGCCGGTTTGGTGCGAGGAATCAAACTATCAGCGCGTCCGCTTCGCTGGGTATGGCAACTTTCAACAACTCGAACTCCAGATACAGCCGGCGATTTCACGCTAGACGACGATTCGCTAGCTTTCTTGGCCGGCTATTTAGATTCCGAAATAGAACTAATAATCGGCTACTACGAATTTTTGGTAGCTCAATACGGGCAAGCAACCGCAGACAGTTTGTTTACAACCTACGGTTTAAATGACTTTTATGGTGACTGGTCTACTTATTGGGCAACCCTCGGCCGTTTGCCGGCGGACTTACAACCGCAACTAACAAAAATGTTGGATTTTGTCGGTTTGAGTTACACGACATGGACGGCGCTCTACGTCACACAAGTATTTAGAAACCTTGCGCTATTCTGATTCCTCGGAGGACTCATGGCTTCAATCTTCAAAACATTTACGGCGGGAAGTGTCCTCACGGCCGCCGACCTCAACAACTATTTAATGAAACAAGCGGTAATTGTGTGCGATACAAGCGCCGATTATCCCGGCTCTCCGCTCGAAGGAATGGTTGTTTACGACAAGGCGCTAGACGCTCAGCTGACCTACACGGGCGCCGCCTGGGTTCGTACCGTCCCAGTTACCTCTACGGCCGTCCAAACGTACACGCCGACTTGGGCGCAAAGCGCAACGATTACCGCAACGGTTAACGAAGCGCGTTATATCCGTACCGGCCCGATCGTTGAAGCGTGGGTAAACCTTGACGCAACAAGCGCAGGAACCGCAACTAACGCAATAACTGTAAGTTTGCCCGTTACAGCATCGGGAACCGTTGTGGGGACGCCAATAGGCGAATTCGTTTTTAAGCGAAGCGCAGTCAATTGGGTTTGTGGCGTTGCTTTGTTGAACTCGAGCACTACCGCAAACTTTGTTATTCAGGATTTCGCCGCCGGCTTCGGTGCAACAACAACAATTGCTTCCGGCGATGATTTCCGAATGCACGTTAGGTACACGGTTTAAATGTCTGTTCCGACGCTAAACATTGACGATTTAGGCGCCTATGTTTCTTGGCATGTTCGCGCTAATTGTATTTGGCGTGCCGATTTTGAATCTACGGCCGACGGCGATTTAGAGGACCTCACAACGGCCACAATTCGGGCCAGAGTTACCGCTAGCAGCTCGAGCACTACAGCGCTTAAAACGTTTACGGTTACTAAGTCAACGCGTTTAGGGCAATGGAACATAACTGTTGCAGATACGAACGCGACGCTTGCCGCCGGTACTTATTGGTGGGCCATGGAAATTGATACCGGCGCCGGCGATGAACCTTTGATGTCCGGCGAATTTATTGTGGAACCGTGGGTAGTGGCGTGAGAGTCCTTAAGGTCACTCAGTCAGGGACGGGCGCTACAGCTGGGCGCCGGTTTTCGGTAACTGTTGGACGTAACGGCCCCCAGGGCGAACCGGGC